AGGTTTAGCAGCGATCAACAAGCCACGCTCATCAGTCCATGCTGCAATTTGAATTACAGCGTTTTCTAGTGAAGTTTCGTTTAAATCAGCTGCTACTGTAGGTATATTACTATTTACACCACCTGCAACTAGCGGATGAGATGCAGAGAACAACGGTACACCATCACCGCCGTTAAAAGCACCGCCAGCGTTAAAGCCGTTATTTAATACATTAGCTGCTTTAACTTGTTTCGTGTACGCCATAGCGCGAGCTAGTGCTTTAGTGTAGCGAGCTGACAACGTATCATACAAGTTATCCTCTACTGCCTCTTCAGTTAAACTGAAGCCTAAAGAAATAGTTTCGTGGGTGTAGCGAGAAGTGAAAGCTTCTTGTGCATTGTCATAAGCAATAGCGTTGCCTTCATTCTTAACAGGTGCGGCCGAAAAGCCGGATAGTTTTGTTTCTTCTTCGAATGAACGCTCTGAAGTCTCTGTATCAAAGATCTCAGTATGTTGTTCACCATAACGTTTGTATTCTAAACCAAACAAGGCATTAAGGCCTGGTAAAAGTTCTTTTAGTAATTGTGCGCGTGAAATAGCCATTATTTATTCTCCTTATACGCCGGTAGCACTATAGTAACTGTGCTGTCCGAAGTTAAATTTAACGATACAGTCAGTAAACGAGTCACCAACCTTTGAGAATGGACCATCTACGAAGTCAACTAAACGTAAACCGATTGTGCTTGTTGTAGCACTGCCTGCTGCATTTAATGAAATTCTACCCGAGCCTGATGCTACATCACCCGCGTTTTGCACAACTGGGAAATTACTCCCTAACTCTGTTTGCGCTACTGATGCTGAACCTTGGATTTGGAATAGTGTATCTGGATCATCACATACGTAAGCCATAGCATCAGATGCTGCAGTGCCTGTAGGCCACATTTGTGAGTTCAGTTTGTATTTCAAAACTGGGTCCGTGTAAGTACAACCTAAGAACACGCCTACTACACCCGCTGGAAATTGGGCAGCGGCGGAACCGACTGCGGTTACTTTTACGATAGTACCATTTGTTGCAATAGCAACAATATCACCGTTGAAAATGTTAGCGGCATACGCACTTGCAATAGCAATCTGACGGGTTGAACCAGAAAATACCTGACCGCCGATTAAATTGATAGGGCGTAAACCATATGGGGCTGCTGTATTAGCCATAATTTATTACTCCTTTGTTTTTTAAGATGTTTTCTTTCTTCCAAACGATGTCGCTGAGCTCTTTTCTTTAAATAAAGGCATGCGTTTATCGCTTTCTTTCATAAAGCTGTTGTCCACCGCGTCAGATTGTGCCTGAGTCTGGTTACTGTAATAAGCAGTGCGTTGTTCAACAAACTCTTCGGGCGTCTTGCATAGTAATAGACCACCCACTTCAACTGAATCTTTGAAACGAGTATTTCCGTCTATGTACAAGTGTAGTTCAGGATGTGCCAATAAACTTACGGGTTCCCAACCTTCACGCATTTTAGAAGAAACGTTAGTGGCGTCTGCCTGACCAGCCATACTTGTACGAATCCAACGATATGCCCAACCAGCTTCTCTTTTTATTTCAGGCAATAGAGCAGCAGGTGCCCATGTTGCTTGACGTTGAAAGCGTTCACGTGTGTTGAGATCGCGGTCTTGTCTTGTATCTGTATCTGTGTCTATATCTGTATCTTTACTATCTATACTATCTGGATTAACTGTTTCGTCCTTAGCATTTTTAGCAAATAAAGTAGGTAAAGTAGGTAGTGCCATTATTTATTCTCCAATTTATATGTCTCTTGTGCGTATTGGTCTAGTGTCAATCCCAGTTTCTTAGCCAAAGCTTGAGCTGTAGATGACAAATGTACTTTTTTTGGCGCGGTACTACGCGAGGCCGAAGCTACGACAGTTGACGGTTTTTTGCGTTGGGCGGGTACTTCTTCGTCCAGCGAGTCATCCTCAAAATATTCTGGGAATCGTTTGCGCATTGTTTTATCAATGGTTGTGTAATATTCATCTGAAGCGGGATTAGTCCCTGCACGTACTAGCTTTTCATGCAACCCCAAAGCTAAGCTAGTCATCTCTTCATCTGAGCCAAACCAGTCGTTTTTATCTTGCCATGCAAGTGCTTTACGGTCCGGTTTTGGTACTTGGGGTCGATCTGGTTGTATATATACATCATTTTTAGGTTCTTGTAAAGGGGTTTCGTACTGGGCCCGATAATTTTGTGCTTGAGTGAGTTTATACTGCGCTTCATTCATGCGTTGTTGGGCTTCAATAAGCTTATCGGTGTCCCCTGAGTCATAGGCTTCGCGGTATTCACGCTTAGCTAAATCCATATCGTGCTCTGCAGCTTTTTTTGCTACCGCAATATATGATTGCTCCCCTGTACCTAAGGTGCTTTTAAGGCGCTTGTTTTCTTCTAGAACAGATTGAGCGTACCGAACAGCTTCTTCTCGTTCTCGGCCTGCGGCTTCTTTTTCCCGTCTTTCGTCATGGTAGACTTTTTTGAGTTGGGCCATTCTGGTTTTTACTTTCTCAGAATAGTCAGTTAACTCATCTCCTTCTATTTCATCTACAATTTCTTTAGGTAAAGGTTTTCTATTGCGGTCTTGTGGCGGAGTATCGTCTACTATTTCAACTTCGATACTATCGGAATCAATGTCAAGCTCAACTTTGACGTCATTTTCTTTTTTACCCTTTCCTACAATATTTACTTCTTTTTCGTCCGGAAACTCAAACTCGTCGTTATCTAATGCCATTTAATGCTCCTTATTTGCACTCTATAGAGTGGGTTGGTTTTGTTACTATGCTCTTGTGTATCCACGAGGATCTGAAACTACGCCTTCAACTGTGTCATCGTTAATTAACCTAAATTCTCTTCCGTGAATTTTAAATCGCGTTCCTGCGTAAGCTCGGGTAAGAATAAAATCACCTTCTATGCACCACGCCCCTGTAGGAAATTTGCGTTCGTCTTTGTAGCAGAGGTCGCCAAGTTTAATTACAAACAAAATTACTGACCCGTTTTCTTCTGTTCGTTTCGTAATATCTGATTTTAAGATACCTCCCGCATATGTGGCTTCTGAATCAGGAATTGCACATAAAATACGGTATCCTTTTGGGACTGGAAGTTGAGAAGCTTTTTTGGCGTTACCTTCTTCTTGTGCATCAGCAACCATCTCTGATAAATCTACTGCCTGTCCTATGTTAATACTACTCATTGTAAGTCTCCATGTTTTTTGCGAGGTCTGCTATTATAGACTGCGCGGTAAGTAGACCCCGAACCATACCTGCAGCGTTTTGGTAACTTGCGAAATCTTTAGCAGCTCCATCTCCTAAAGACTCTATTATTGCTATGCGCCGGTCTTCTATTTGAGACATTAAAAGTTCTAGCGTTTGGTCCATTATTTTTCCTCTTTCGTTGGTTTAATAGGTGTATTTTGTTTAACGCTGCGCGTTATAGTTTCAAGTTTATTTTCTCTATTGCGCTCGTCGGACATAGCTTTAGCGCCAATTTTTACTCCTTCTACTAACTGGGAAGCTTCTAGTTTTTCTTTGTCAGTCATCGCTTTAGCTCCAAGTTGAGCTCCTGCTATTCGTTCTTGAGAAGCCATACGTTCGCGTTCAACTACTAACCGCTCTTTATCAATTTCATTGTCGGCTCTCATTTTTTCAGTTTTTGCCTCTATTTCAGATTCTTTAAGTTTGAGCTCTTGTTGCTGCATTATCACTAAAGGATCTTGTTGTTGTTCCTGATTTTTTTGTTGCTGTTCTTCTGCTTGGTTTTTTTGTAATAGTTGTTGTGCTGCTTTAGCTATTAACGGTGATAGTTGAGCCTCTACGTCTTTAGGAAGGGCTTCTTCTGGGTTTGGAAGAGTTACACCTAGCTGTTCTTCTATCTGACGGCGGTACTCAAACCCTAAGTGTTCCGCCAAATGGGCTTCCATCGCTGCTTGTATTCTTGCCGCTGCTGGGCTTTGCCCTACTATTTTAAGTAGTTTTGGATCTTGCATGGCTGCCATGTGCACGGTAATATGTGCTTCGTGGTTTTGGTATATAAACGCTTTTACTGGTTTGCCAGAGATAATCGCCATGTTTTCAGTTACTGGGTCTTTTGGTTTTTCTTCCGCTGTAGAAGGTATTAGTTTACCTATGTTTTTAACCCCTAAAACTTCTAACATTTGTTTATTAAGTTCTGGAAGGTCATATATTTGCGGGTTAGCCTGTGCCATTTGCATGACTGCTTGGTATTGAACAACTTTCTGAGACATTGTGGCTGCATTGGGATCTGATACTGGAATAACTTCAACCATATCGTAATCTGCTTGTTTAGCCGCCCGATCCCCGTTTTCTGGATCGTAGTTATATTCATCTGGGGTGTAGTCTCTTATAATTCCTGATAATAACTTAAACTCTTGCTTCATTGCATAGTGAATACGAGCTTGTACTGCGCTCATTACTTTCAACGTACGCTCTAGAATAGCTAGTGTTGTTCCTACTGGGCTGTTTGCGGACATATCAGAAACTTGGAGGTCTGCAGCGTTCGCAAAAGCTCGTCCGTCA